GGGATTTCGCCCTGGAACTGTTTTTATAGCGTTGTTCTCAAACGCTGGTCAACTTTAACTCGGCCTTTTACCGAGAGGTGTTGACCCCTTCCCTGCAGATGGTATTCGTCGGGTACACCGCTACCCATCCCCAACTAAAGAGTGTCTGCGTGAAGGGCGGGTCTCCAACCCCTAGAGGTCAGGTAAGCCACATACACGCAGCCAGATTGGTTTTTGATGCCGCCACCATCCAGTATTTATATAGCGCGCTGAATCCGCGCTCTGCCGTTCTAGAAGAGGGAGAAGATGTCGCTGATCACGTCAGCTACAGCAACTCCAGCCGCAATAAACGGCGCTGCCTCCGGTGCCACCACAGAAGCAACGGCAGCTCCTGTCGTGATCAGGTTGGAAACACTGGATGACCCAAGGCGCTGCTTTGGCTGCTTTTTAGGGCCAGCCCTTTGCACTCCTTGAATCTGTCCAATGTCCAGATCCTGTTCGTTGGCTGAGGATGCACGCCTGCCGATCCCACGGACCTTTGCAGGATTGCCTCGAGCAGTCAGCGAACAGACCTGACCAGTGCTGTGCGCACGCTCAAGTAGAGGGTCGTACATCTTCTTACACCCCGATAGAATCGAGGTGGCAGAATCGTGCACGTCCAACCCCTTGTTCGCACAGTGGTGGATCATCTTCCGTGTCGCGCTCCGACGTGCCTGTTCCGTATTGTACCCTGTATCACCGCAAGCGGTGTGCAGAGACAGATTAGGAAGCATCTTCCAAGGTTGGTCGTAGAGCGTCTCGGGGTGTGCCGCAGCGTACTGTGCCTGTACGGGAATGGCAAACTGCCTGTTGAGGGTGAAGGTGACGAAGGCATCCGTGAGCCCAGCGTTGATGAGAATGAAAGGAGTTTCATTCTCAAGCGTTGAGATCGAGACACCAGCGTCCGACACCGACAACCCAGACCAATAGGTCTGGAACCCGTTCTGGTCCGTGTACATGGAGAAGGTCCCAGCAAAACTCTCACGAAACTCCGGTTTCAGGTCCTCCAACTCACTCCCAACAATGTTGAGAGGGAACGGAGGCGTTCCTGCAACCGAGTACGGAGCGTAAGGCGCTGATGGGATGATGTGATACATCGAACCCGCACCATTCTGCTGGTTGTACTCTGCCGCGTCGGCCGAGAATCTTTGTAGACCCGCTGAGTGAGCCGCTTGAATGTAGGTAGAGGGGTAGGCCTTGGTGTTGTCCTTCCGGACGACATTCAAGGTCCAAGAACCGGGACCAACTACATACGGGATTGCTCCCGCAAGCGTTCCACCTGCGATGACCTCGATTGGTGGCGACACATGTGATGGGATCTGGTAGTTGAAGGACGAGATATCGGCATTCGTGACAGAGACTCCTGAGACCGAAGACCCACCAGTCGGAAACTGGTAGGTGATCACAGCCCCTGGGTCTACACCTGGAGTACCGGTAGAGATGTCGTATCCAAGATACGCCGCAGCATCAAAGATGTACAGCGTGTTCCCAGCGACGAGATCAATCGTTTTCTCGAACTTCCCACGACAGACGGAGTAGGCGACGGGGTCACGTCCATTGCACGACGGGATGAAGTCTGCTGACTGTGGCGCTATAGAAGCCGCCACATTGACGTCAACAAACCTCGTCTCGGCCCTCTCAGGGGCTGGGTGGTGTGGGTCCGCAAATTCCTTCGACATCTCCATCATCTCCTTCCGCATCTGGGCCATCAGCCTGGTGCACTCATCGAGTCGGGCAATGTGGAGCTTGTCACTGCCGCCCTTTTGTTGGTGCTTGTGAGCATCAGCTTCAAGAGCTTTGGCAACTGACTTCTCCACCTGCTGCGGGAGCGTCTTGAGCACTTGGCTCGCGCTACCCGGCTGCTTCCCCTTCCCGTTCATCTCGTCTCGAATCTTGTACCCGTGCTGTGTGGCCACATCCCAAACAAGAGACTCGACGTGATATCTGAAACACCTTGCCATGACCCCAGTCTTCAAAAAGACCGTTGCGTCAGGGTATGCCTCGATCACCTCCTTTTTGAAAAGGACGTAATCGGTGACGTTCTCTGCTCCGACAAGATCAGAGAGTTCCTGCAGACTGAGGTGGTATAGGGCAAGTTCTACGGTAAGCACCGATGAAGCACACCCCATGACACGCTCTCTTCTGTTGGCATCCTCTCCCTGGAAGCATGACGAAATCCTGCGCTTGATAGAATCGGGCACAGGGATGCACATGAGCCCATTCCCCATAGGGATTGAGACCGTTTTGCAGCCCAAGTACGATGCCACAGCACAAGTTTTCTTTGGGTAGAAGAGCTGCTTATCCTCAAGCTTGACATCAATGTCGTTCTGCGCTGCCAGCAAGCTGGCAACCGATTCGACCTTGGTGCCCACGGGTGAGTAGAGCAGACAATCATCCCCTGTCGTCATGACTCGCGTACCATTTGGGACAACCTCAGATAGCATGCACCCGTTCACGAAGTTGTTGAAAACTGTGGTGAAAGGATGCCCGCTCGGATTCCCCCTAGTACGGCCAGTAAGAATAGGCTCGTCAAAGCCAGCAGAGTAGAAATCCCCACACGCTGCGCTTTTAGCCATAATCTTCCTGAAATTCATGTTGCCTCCGATCGTCTCGAAGAAGGTTTCCCAGTAGCCTTGACGTATATTCCGGTCAAACTGCGTGTAATCTAGGCCATATGTGACCCCTGGTTGTGAGCCAGTCAGCCACTTGACTTTCGCTGTCCACGCAGCTATATCGAAAGGGTCAAAGACCACGTTCGCCCTATAGTCGATGCCGCATTCATTTTTCGTCATCGCGTAGTCCACCTTGAGGTAGCGATACGTGTCGCGATAGTAAGTGCGGAGTAACAGGAGCATCACAACACTTGCAGATTGGATGGTCCTGTACTTTTGTACTTCGACTTTCTTGGCGGAGTACTTGTCTTCCTTCATGAAAACCCAATACGCGAAAGATGGATCGACACCATCTAGAAGGTCCTGGAACACGTCCCAGCACTCCTCTGCGATGTTGTCAAACCCCTCCTTCTCAACCCATTCTCTCTTGTTGGAGTAGTATTGGACCAGGGGGAAACCCACCCCAGTCGACAAATCCACTTCCATGAGGGTTTGAGCGAGCTCGCTTTTGAAGTAGCTGAAGTCGGTCGACATCTGATCCTGCCTAGCTTTGTCGAGTTTGGCAACCTTCTGCTTAGTCGCTGCCACGAATTTTAGCGATTTTGCGTCGGGCGTCCACACCGGCTTGACAGTTTTGAAGTTCTCGACTTCTTCCACCATACGATCAGCGTTGGGCTTCACTAGGAAGTGCGTCAAAAGATGAGCAAAGCCCCGGATCTGGTTAGCCACCCTTTGTAGGGGAGACTTCCGGCTCCGGAGCCATTGCAATCCTTGCGCCGTACATGCGGGGTCAGTTTCGCAGGCGATGAACTCTTCCTTGAGGTTACCATCAGTGAGCTTATGAAAGTCCACTGTGGTAGGGCACCGGGCAAAGTTGCTGGCTTTGTGCCCCCCCGAGTAGTAAGATTCATGGAACCCAATCAGAACACCTGATTTGTCCATCACTGCGCATCCTGACGACCCTCTCCCACAAGTGTCGTTGTCAGAAATAGGGCTCCCGGTTTCATACGTGGCTGAAGTAGGGGAGAGTGTGACACCACTAGTGTGTTTCACTGTCCCGTTCTTCATACAGTACGCAACCTGCACCACATTGTCGGTAGAAGTGGACTTCTTGCCGACAGACGGAGTGTTGTTTGGGAAAACGTAGTACCCATGACGATCTGCTGCGCTACACCAAACTGTACCGCCGAGAAGCCTGCTGGCTTCTTCAGCAGATACCATTTGGGGGAACACATGCTTGCAGAATCGTGTGTAGTGCTGCGTTGTCACGCTTTGCCCAACATACACCGCATCGCCAATACGTCTTTCGACATAATTGACAATGGGGGGCGCTGGGATAGGCGCGACACACCCTTCCTTTGACGCTGCGGCCTCAGGAACCGCCCCTTTAGGTGGAACCACTGGCAAAGCCTTCGGTTGCGGCACAGAGTGTGCTGCTTTCGTAGGCAGTTCAGATGGCGACGCCTTCGGAGGTGGCACTGGAGGTGACACCTTCGGTGGGGCTAGCTTTTCAGGTTTAGCAGATGTTTTCTTGCCACTAACCCTAGCCGCAGCATTCACTGCGCTATTGGGTTTTGGGACAGGAGCACTCGTCACAATCGACATCTTGAGGGGTTCGTCGCAGTCATCCTCCTCCTCCAAACCAAGGTCCTTCGACGTGAGCTGAGCCACGTCGACGGCCTGGAAAGAAGGGGGTGGTTTAGCTGCTACTCCCTTCGGCTTTGATGTAGAACAAGAAGCAGGGCTAACCCCGGTCCGCCCACGCTTCTCTACCTGTGCTAGATGATCACGGTATTCGCGGACCAAATTGGCCGCTCTACGCTTGTAAACTTCTTGCTCAGGTCCATACACCATAGTCATCCCCGAGACCCACTCCG